AGCAATCGACATGAGTACCGGCAAAGGCATCCTGACAGGCTATGAGCGTGAACCGCTGCGCGTCCTATACTACAACGCAGAAGATGACCAAGACGTGCTAGACGGCAGAGTTGCCGCGCTGCTAACACAATACCAAATCGACCAGGATGAGCTTGTAGGGCGGCTGTACGCAGTCTCAGGCATTGATCACGATGATTTCTGGCTGATCGCCGGGTTGGACGGCCAGCTTAACGAAACGCTGTTCGCTCAGCTTGAGACGTTCATAACTGTAAACAACATTGATGTGGTCATATTTGATCCGCTCCAAGATCTGTCACGCAGCCCAGAAACAAACGAGATATTCCGCGCAGTAGGACAGCGGCTGCGCCTCATGGCAACCAAGACCAGGACTGCCTTGGGCCTAGTTCACCATACCCGCAAGATGCAGCAGGGCGTGACGGCCTCAATAGACGATGCCAGAGGCGGCAGCGCACTGCGAGGCACGTCCAGGTTCAACAGGATCCTAGTGGGTATGTCAGAGGATGAAGGCGCCAAGGCAAAGATCGAAAACCACAGATACTATTTCAGAATAGCAGATATGGAGAGCAACCTGGCGCCACCCAGTGCAGACGTTAACCAATGGTTTGAGAAGATCTCAGTGACAACGCCAAGTGGCCAATCAGTGGGGGCAGTCAAGCGCTGGCATTGGCCAGACGCATTTGCCGGCATCAGCAAACAGGACGCCAGCAACGTCAGAGATGCCATAGCAGCGATGGCAGCGGATCCGCCCAGCCAACACGTTCAATCCGCAAACTGGGCCGGCAATGTCATAGGCCAAACACTCAACATTGATGCCGATGACAACGCCGGAAAAGCGCGCATCAAAGAGCTACTGGCCTACTGGATCAAGACTGACGTGCTGGCCGTCGAGGGTAGCCAGGACAGTCGAAACGGCCGCACAAAAAGGGTCGTGGTCAGCGGCCAAAACAACCCCAATTCAACCAACCAATTATGATTAGATCACCGCACCTTTCCGCACCTATCCGCACCTTTCCGCACCTCGGTAAAACACCGTTTAACCGCCGCACTTATATGCCCCCCTTTAGGGGGGCAATTAGGTGCGGAAGTGCGGTGCAAAATGACAACGTAAAAACTACCGCACTTCCGCACCTTGAAATCTCAACACCTCAGAAGGAAAACGACATGACTGAAATACAAACCGAAATAGATCTGGCACCCAAGCGCAAATACAAATGGTCAGCCCATGAGAAGGTGCGTCTGAAAGCCATGACCGATGATGGCTTCCCGGCGATGCTCATTGGCAAGGCATTGGGCCGCTCATACAAATCGGTCACGCTAATGCAAGACGCGCAATCAATTCACTTCAAGCGGAATACAAAGTGGAGCGAAAAGGATATGCGCATCCTGGTTGCTGAAAAGCACAAGGGTACACTGCACAACGACATCGGCATCATGCTCAATCGATCAACAAGAGCGATCAACATGAAGCTCACCAAGATGAAGGCAAAGGACAAGGCCAAGCAGATCAAATTCACAGCGACCATCAGCAAGTCAGCGCCTATCACCCTAAAGCCAATCGTATTCGCTCCACCGCCTGAGAAGCCAACCGATAAAATGCCCTGGTTGTTGGCAGCCCTGGCAATCGCTGCAATCGCAGTCGCTGCAATCGTTGGTGCTGACTGATGGCCGTTAATGCAAAACAGCGCGGCGTCTCCAAAATGGCGGCGCGCAAACGCAAGAGCGATTTCATCATCGCGCCTGGCGCATCCAAGGTTCAGATCCAATGCGACATGGCAGTCGTGCAGTTCGACCGCACGGCGCGTGAGATGGACGCTAAGTGGGGTATCGATCGGCTGGTTGACCTGGTTAGCCCAGAGATGGCGATGCGCTACGGTCAAGCGCTCAGCCGCATGAACGATGCTATCTCAGATGCCAGCGATCCAGGGCTTGCACAGCGCCGTGCTGATGACTGCGTTAGGGGTATGCAGGCAATGGATCAACATGCCACTGAGAACGGCGCACAGGCGGCGTCAGACCTATACTGGGAGGTAATGGTGGATGATCTGAAGCTAGGCATCTGCGCAGACATAGCGGCATGGCCGACAATCCAGGATCAACGCCCAGATCTAACACTTGTCTCACTGCGTGAAGTGGCGCTGGCTTACAAGCATTACAGCGCGACCGCCTTGGACTTCATGGCTAAGGCCAAGCAGCACTTTGAAGGGGCCGAAGTGATCGACATCCGAAGCAAGACGATCGATGACCCGATACCCTTCTGACCAGGTGCGCGCAACCAGGGTGCCGACATCGCCCGCGCCCGCGAGGATCTCGGCACCTAAACTAACATGATATTATATAAGTATTCAATGATTTCAATGGGTTACGATGCTCAGTTGCAATAATGTTGCAAAACTGGGGCGATTTCGGCGAAAAACCCCCCCCCGCCCCAGCGGATCCCGGCCCCCCGCCTGGGCTAGTCGAGACGGCCACACAGCCATGAAATTTTATCAGCCAAAAATTTGGTGCGTAAATCCGCATTTCGGCACCAACATCCGCAAAGATTGTTTGTTATTAACATAGAACAACCTTAGATAGTTAAACTATAAAGCCCGACACTGAAAACAAACGATTTTTTTTAATTCCGATCCCGCGACTTTGCGCCATAGCATATGTATTGTTTTGGCAAACAACCTGGGGTGTGCATTGGCTGGACAACCACAAAAACGCGCTGCTTTGATCAAAATCGAGCGCCTTGGCGGCATTGATTGGTTTATTGAGAAGATTGCTGGCGGTGGCACTGTGCGCAGTATTAGCCGCGATCACGACATCAGTGAGCATGTTATTTACAAGTGGCTTCATTTGGATCCTGACCGATCGGCGATGGTGAAGGCTGCGCGCAAGATTGCGTCTGAGCGTTTGGCGGATGAGGCGTTGGAGTTAGCGGATGGCGTTGAGGCAGAGACCACAGCGATCAGCAAGGTGCGGGAGCAGATCAGTGTTAGGAAGTGGCGGGCAGCGGCGTTTGATCCAGACACTTGGGCAACGAATAAAAACCAGGTTGCTGTGCAAGTTAATGTGGGCGCGCAACATTTGGATGCGTTGCGCAAAATTAGGATTGAGGCTGCGAATGATTGATTTTGATCGCCCGGTGGTTTTCGCTTCTGATTGTCCTGAGTGCGAGGCTTGCGGTGAGCCTATCTGCACTGAGTGCGGCATCCATTATGAGTATTGCCCATGCCCTGGCCCACACAGTGATCTAGAAAATGGCTAAATGGGCTTGGAACCGGGGCGAGTACGATCAGATGGACAAGGAGCAGGCCGCCCAGCTTCGCCAGGAGAATATCACACTGCAACATCATGCGTGGATTTCGGCCAGGGCAGAGCGGGAGAAGATCGCAGATTGGCTTTGTCAGTGTGGCCAAGAGAAGCTTGGATCTGAGGTGCGGGATGGCTGATATCAACCACTTTGTTGAATTTTTACGGCTTTACCGCAATGATCCTGTTTTGTTTGTGCGGGAGGTTTTTGGCGTAACGCCGGATCCTTGGCAGGGCGAGATGATGGAAGCGGTGGCATCTGGCACACGTAAGATCAGCGTTAAATCTGGCCACGGCGTTGGCAAATCGAGCGCATCGTCTTGGCTGATGTTGTGGTATTTGCTGACCCGGTATCCGGTCAAAGTGGTGGTGACGGCGCCCACGTCTGCACAGCTTTATGACGCACTTTTTGCTGAGTGCCGGCGCTGGGTAAATGAGATGCCGGATCAGTTGAAAGCGCTTTTGGTCGTTAAATCTGATCGCATTGAATTGGCGGCTGCGCCGGCTGAGGCGTTTATTTCGTGCAGAGTTTCTCGCGTTGAGACGCCGGAAGCGCTGCAAGGGATACATAGTGAACATGTTTTGCTATGCGCAGACGAGGCTTCGGGCGTCCCAGAGGCTGTCTTCATAGCCAGTTCTGGTTCTATGTCAGGGAAGAATGCGACTACGTTATTGCTTGGCAATCCCACCAGGGGCAGCGGTTATTTTTTTGATACGCACAACAAGTTGAATTCAGATTGGTGGACGCGAACTGTCAATTGCGAGGACAGCCCACGGGTATCTGATGAGTACGTTGAGGAGATGCGCAAGCGATTTGGCGAGGATAGTAATGATTTTCGTGTGAGGGTGCTTGGCGAGTTTCCAACCCAAGATGACGATACTGTTCTGAGTTGGGCGACAGTTGATGCGGCCATGAGCCGTGACGTGCCTGACCGGGAAGAGGGCGAGATGGTTTGGGGCTTAGACGTTGCGCGTCACGGCGATGATCAGTCTGCTTTATGCAAGCGCATGGGGCGCGTTGTAACTGAGATCCAATGCTGGAAGAAGCTTGATTTGATGCAGCTTTGCGGAGTTGTGAAGGCCGAATATGACGCCTTGCCGCCCAGCCGTCAGCCGAAATCTATAATAATTGATTCAGTGGCTTTGGGGTCTGGTGTTTTAGATCGATTGCAAGAACTGCAATTGCCGGCGATCGGTTGTAATGTCAGCGAAAGCCCCAGCGCTGGCACCCAATACGCCAATCTCAGGGCTGAACTATGGCACGGCAAATTAAAAGCTTTTCTGGAGGCGCGAGATTGTCGATTGCCACGAAACGATGACTTGATGGCTGAGCTAGTGGCACCGAAATATTCGTTCACCAGCAACGGCAAACTGAAGATTGAGAGCAAGGCGGATCTGAAGCGCAGAGGCCACAAATCGCCAGATATGGCTGATAGCATAATGCTCAGCCTAGCCTACGAAAACACCGTAATGATGCACGGCTCTTTTGCGTCAAATAAGTGGAAAACGCCCATACGGCGAAATTTGCGCGGAATGCGCGTAGCATAAGGATCTATGATATGTTTGGTAAGAAGAAGAAAACCGCGACCAAGAGAAAAGCGGCCCCAAAGTCTAAAAAATCAGCGGCCAGCCAGTATTAACTGATGGCTGAGGGCAATACATTTTTCGGCGGATATAAGAGCTTTGGCGATATGTTCGACGGTGGTGGCGCTGGGTATTCCGGCGATCAGTTCATGCACGGCGGCGGCGCTGGGATGGACAGCAATGGCGATAACCGGGTATCTTCTGACGAGTATTCGGCTAATCCTGGTATTGCCCAGCATAATTTTTTCAGCAACTTCTCCAATGGTGTTGGCGCCACGCCCAGCGGATCTGGCTTAGCGCCTTCTGGCGTTGGCGGTTTTGTGAACAACGGCGGCATCATGGGCCAATTTGTTAACCCTCTTGGCACTGGCGAGGCGTATTCTAAAGGCGAATACGTTGACGGCGTCTGGAAGCCTTACAATGACGCGCGGGGCCATCCTGGGGTCATTAGTGAGATAATGAAGCTGGTTTATGGCCGGCCCACCGTGCCGGGCAACCCACAGCCTGGTATGGCACAAGCTGGATCCACTTTGGCGACACAAAGCGCGGCAAGACCGACAGGTAGCGATGCCGGCAAGCCTGAGCATCTAACTGAGGATCTGATACCTCTTAATCTCAGAGATTTCATGTCAGCGGCCGTGCGAAGTCAACCCGAATTGAACCCTATCGCCGTGTCAGAGATTGCGAAGACATCGCCACCAGTGCTGGCTGCCGCCCCTGGCAATCTCGGCCGGGGCGACCTTTATGGGAATCTCCCATCGTATCACCCCCAGACTGCTGACGATGGTTATTTCAGCGACACAGACATGGCCAATGGTAATCGCCCGATGATGGGTATCTTACGAAATGACGGCCTTATCGATTACACTAAAGAGCCATCTTTTATTACTTATATGAAGCAAAAAAGACGCTCAGAGCGAGAATTTAACAAACCACCGGCATCGCTTGAAAAACTCAACAGTCTATTCAACATGAGAATAAGAGGGATTTCCTAATGGCAGGTATTCTTGACCAAATAAACGCATTTTTGTCGCCAGAGCGGCAACAAGCGCGCGAAAAAAGCTTTAACACTTTGGGCGGTTTGGTCGAGCCTGACGCACTGAAGCAAATGGCTAGTTATGTTTTGGGGCCATATGCAGGCAACCTAAAAAATGCTGGTGAAATTGCGCAAATGGTGGATCCGGCGCAAAGCGCTGGCAGAGCCAGCGGCGCCACTGATCGGGCTATTTCTGCTGCTGAGAGCGGCAATTATGGCGAGGCCATGTCAAACACTGGCGAGGCCATGATGGAGGTTGGCGGCGTTCTGATCCCAACGGCGGTGGTTTGGAAATTTGGCGCCCAGACGGCTTACATGGCGGCAAAAGGCTTACAAGAGACGTTAACCCTTACCGGCAATGCAATGGGCAGCCTTGGGGTCGATGCGTATAGCAAATTTATTTCTAACATGTCTCAGCGCGGGCCAGCGCCAACCATGTACAGCAATCCAATCGATGCAATGATGCCCACGGCCAAGGCGTCCAACAGCGGAAAAACTGCAACTCTGCCAAACGGCACAACTGTCAAGCGCTCTGGTGTACCACCAACAAATACGAAATCTAAGTTTATTCAGATGCCAGACGGTTCTCGCATACCCCGGCCCAAAACAATGACTGAAGTGCCTGACATTCGCAATATGAGCGTTGAGGATGCGTTGTTTATCGCGCGCCAGGAGCCGCATATTATTGCTGGTGGCGAAAGTTCGCGGGGCGCTTACATTGGCGGCCCAGAGAACATTAAAAACAGAAGGAACTTAACTGCGCAGCGCGCGTCTATGGATGAGCAAATTGCGGCCGGCGCAGACGGCGGCGATTGGTATGACCGCTTTCGGGCTTCAATTGATAATGTCACTTCCAATCCAAAAGATGCTACTTGGATGGCGAAACAAGAAGGCATGTACTCAGCTGGCGTATCGCCAGAAGGCGAGTTGTCTTATGCTTTAAAAGACAACAACAGCGCGATTGCGACTGGGGCTGATCCGGCCACGATGGTAAAGGCGGCACGACCAGCGCAAAAAGAGGCCTCAATAAAAGCAGTTAAAGGCAATGATCCTCTTTTACATCAATTGGGCGAGAAAACTGGCGAATATGCCAATAAAATTGATCCCAGGGCTGCTTTTCTAGTGAAAACTGCTACTGGCGTAAATGATTTCCGCCACGCGCGCACATTGGGATTTACAGAACCTGGCGGCGCACCTCAGCGCGAAGGCCTAGGCGGCCCTAACCATACTTATTCTGATTATGAGACTGCTTTGTCTGTTGATCGCGCAAACAAAACCAACCTGTCAGGCAGATCAAATTGGACAGGTGAGCAAGTCCAGGCAGCGCCTTGGGTGAAACAAAAAGGCGATGATTTTTACGAGCGTTATAAAAAAAGCTACGACAAAAAAGCAACTGAACAATTAAAGGCGATCGGGCAGCCGTTTTCTGTATTTGACGTGGAGCGGGTGGGCCGGCAGATCAGTTTTGACGATGCATCGCGCACGATCGGCGATTTTTTCCCGAAACATACGGCTTTTGAAACGATGGAAGCGCAACCATATATCGGCATCGATGGCCATTTGCCTGGCTTGGCTAAGGCAAGCCAGGCTGAAAGAGAGAGTTTTGCGGCGATGCCTGGAAGCGGCTGGGCTGGGCCTGACGGCCGCGATAGCTTGTACGCTGGGCTGCGCGCTGGTGATACCGGCGCCGCTATGCGGGTTTTGCCCACAACAAAAATGCAGGGCGTCTACACGCCGCCTGCGGGCGTCACAGAGTACAATCCTGGCGAGGTGGCGCGTCCACTGGTTGGATTTGACAATTCTGGGCCTACAAAGAAGCTCCCCATCGATGATCGGCGACTTATGGATGCAGCCGGCAACGTCAGGGCTGTGGTCGATGCTCAAGGCGCCGCCGCCTATCACAAGCCGTTTGCCAAGGGCAATAATGCGTTTTCAAATGATGTCTTTGCGGGCCTTCCGACTGAGCGACCACTTTCAGAAGATGAGCTTGGCTTGCTGGGCAAGATTGGCGCCAAATACAACCTTGGCGATGTAATCGATACCGGCCAGGGCGCTACATTAACTAATTTCGACGATGCTGTTAGTTTGGCCGACGAAATCAATTATGGCGCAGCGGATGAGGCGTATCTAAAGAAAAACAACCAGGTAGTGAACAAAAAGGGCGAACTGCGCTTAACCAATAAACAACTTAAATCTTTATCGGAAGATTTGGACAATATCGGCTTTTCAACATTGGATCGCGTTGACGTTGACAGTGGTTATATCGGCTATGAGGGCGCCTGGGGCGCCGGCAAAGGATCTGGCGAGGTCACTAAGCAACTGCTAGATTTCTTTGATAGTATGCCGGCTGGATTGGTAAAAGCCTTTAATCAGAATGACGCTATACCCCAAAAGGCTTTGGCGCGGATGATGCGTGATCAATCTTTGGCAAGACAATACGGTGGCACCCGCTCTGACATACAAAGACTGCGAAGTATTATTGCTGGCACTGATAGCAAATACCAAGCCAAGGGTTGGATAGATCGGGTGCGCAAAGCGGTGAAAGACGGCGCTATTCTTCCTGGGCTAGGAGCTTTCGCGCTATCGCAATCTCTTGATCAAGGGGCAAGTGATGCACTCCCCGAATCCTAGCGGCGCCAGGGTTGTATCGCCCATAGAACTCACGCTCCATGTAGTCGGGCGTATTGCCTTCACGAAGGACAAGGCCGTTAGGAAAAATCGTTTCAGTCCAGCCGTCATGCTTAATTACTTTGAGGTGTTCATCAGCCATTGGTCAAAACTCCATATTTTACCTACCAATCTATATATGGCAATTGCCGCTTTGACAAGTACAATTGACAGGAGACAAATATGCCAGAAATGACAGTTGAGCGGTTTCTCGCGTTCCGAATACTGCCGCGCCTAATGATGATTGCTATCACGTTTATGACGTTTCGCGTGACTGGTTGGATGATTAGTTTGCCGGATCCGACTTTAAACCAAAGCGGTTTTTGCAGTGTGGTTTTCGGTTGCTTTAGCGCGACCTTCGCCGTTTGGCTTGGATCGGAGAAGGCCTGATGTTGCAAGCACTAATAGGGCCGATCGCCAGCCTTGCCGGGACGTGGCTGACAGGCCGCACAGAGACCAAAGCCGCAGAAACTAGAGTTAAGGTAGCCCGCGCAGATGCAGAGGCCCAGATCATGGTCTCAGCCGCTACAAGCACAGCGGATTGGGAGCGGATTATGGCTCAAGGTTCGCAATCGTCATTTCGTGATGAGTGGTTTAGCGGAGTTTTAAGTATTCCACTGATCTTGTGCTTCATACCTGGCATGGAGGACGTTGTGGCTCATGGTTTCGAGCAACTGAGCAAGGCGCCAGAATGGTATTTCTACTGCTTAGGCACTGCAATTCTTAGTTCATTTGGCGTCAAGGCCGGTGGCAGATTTTTCAAAAAGTGAGGCAACATGGCATTTAAATTGAGCAAAAGATCACTGAAGCGCTTGGACGGCGTCCATCCAAAATTGGTTGAGACGGTCAAGATTGCCCTGGGCAAATACGCGATTTATGATTTTGGGGTAACATGCGGCGTCAGAGATCTCGCCACGCAGAAAAAACTTATGGCGAGTGGCGCATCTAAAACACTTAAATCAAAGCATTTATTGCAAGATGACGGTTTCAGCCATGCTGTTGATTTGGTTTGCTATGATGGCGGCGTCAGGTGGGAAATGCCCTACTATGTTAAGAGCGCTGAGGCGATGCGTGACGCAGCCCGTGAGGTTGGATTGTCTCTGACCTGGGGCGCCTGTTGGCATGTCAAAGATTATTGCGCGACTGATGACGATTGCGACGATCTGATGGACGATTATATCGCCCTGCGTCGATCCCAGAATAGATCTGTGTTTTTGGATGGGCCGCACTGGCAAGCCCGTTTCTAGCTAAAAATTCCGATGTACTGACGATCAAAAAACTTACTGCTATATGTGGCTAAACAGCCGGAGGTAATGGTGGCGACTGAACCCAAAGAGCTAAGCGAAGACGAACTGCAATCGATTGTGTCGAGTGCAGTAAAAGCATGCGTGGATTTTATTGATAGTGATATCGCGCCCTCGCGCATCGTCGCTGAAAAATACATGCAGGGCGGTTCTGACCTGGGCGCTGAAGAGGGCAGATCAGACATCGTGACTAGCAAAGTCAGAGACACCGTGCGCGCAATCAAACCTTCTCTTCAAAAAGTTTTCATGACCACTGACAAAGCCGTGGAATTTGTTGGGCATGGCGAAGAAGACCAAGCGGCAGCTGAACAGGCGACAAATTACTGCAATTATATATTCCAAAAAAATAAAGGTTTCACCCTTCTAAGTGACGTTTTCCATGACGCGATGGTCAAGCGAACTGGCGTTTTGAAAGTTTACTATGAGGACAGTGACGCTCAGACTATTCATGAGTTTAGCAATTTAGATCAGCAGGCTTTCGATTATTTAGAGAGCCAAGACGATGTCGAAATCCTCAGCCAAGAGTCTAAAACTACTGTTGAGATGGATCCGGCCAGTGGCCAGGAAATCAATGAGACAATCATATCGTGTCGCCTGGCGCGGAAAAAGCGCACCGGGCAGATCAAAATTGATAGCATCCCGCCAGAAGAATTTTATGTAAATAAAGAGGCCAGAGATTTAGAATCGGCTTATTGTGTTGCGCATCGCACAGAGGCGAGAGTAGGCGATTTGGTCGCTCTGGGTTTTGAATTTGACGATGTCGTTGACCTGACGGCCCTTGGCGATACTGACTCTGTTCGGGACGGTGAGAGATCTGCGCGGCACGGATATTCTGTCACGTCTGGCAGTGCCGATGAGGATGCCCAGGATCCCAGCATGAAGCTGGTGGCTGTGACCGAAGCCTACATGCGCGTGGATGCGTTTGGCACTGGCATTCCTAGCCTATACCGATTTGTGTTGGGTGGCGGCTCCTACACACTGCTGAGCGCTGAGCCGATCGACAAAGTGCCGTTTGCAATTTTTGAGGTTTCGCCGGAACCACACAGTTTTTTCGGCACCAGTATTTTCGATCTGATCAAAGAGGATCAGGACGCCTCAACCGCCATGCTGAGATCTGTTCTGGACAGTGCGGCGATGACCTTGACGCCACGCCTAGTTGTGCAAGAAAATGCAATAAATCTGGACGATATCCTCAATAATGAGGTGGGTGCCGTGATCCGCGCCAGGCAGCCCGGCGCTGTGCAGTCGCTCGACATTCCCTTTGTTGGCGCTCAGGTTCTGCCGGCGCTGCAATATTTAGACGCGCAAATCGAAAGCAAAACTGGCGTGACAAAAGCCAGCCAGGGGTTAAATCCCGATCAGTTGCAATCGACAACGGCCGTTGCAGTTTCAGCGCAAATGAGCGCCGCCGCCGCCCAGGTCGAGGTAATGGCCCGCAATCTTGCGGAAGGGGGCATGACTCAGTTGTTCAAGCTGATTTTGCACTTGAGCATCCAGCACCAGGACAAGAGCGCGATCATGCGTTTAGAAAATAATTATGTTTCAGTTGATCCTACGAGTTGGGATGCCGATTATGATCTGAGTGTGAATGTCGGACTAGGCACTGGCCGTGCTGAAGAGCGCGCAGCGGCGCTGCAACAGACCCTCAGCATTCAACAGCAGATCTTGCAAGCTTACGGCCCCGGCAGTGGATTGACAACGATGAGTCAGTATCGAAACACGCTGGCTGATTTGCTGGCATCTGCGGGAATTAAAAACGCTGATCGATATTTCCAGCCTTTGACGCAAGAACAGGAACAAGCGATGATGGCCCAGCAAGCCCAGCAAGCGCAGCAACAAGCGCAGCAAGGCCAGCCAGATCCCAATGCGGCGTTCCTTCAAGTTGAGCAGATGAAATCTCAGCAACGCAGCCAAAGCGACATGATGAAACTGCAATTGGATAGCCAGAAGGCCCAGGCGAATATGCAGTTGAGACAACAGGAAATGGCGATGTCTGACGATCGTGGCCGGGATCAAATGGTACAAGATCTGGCGGTCAAAGTGGCTGAGATCTTAGGTAAATATGGAACTTCTGTTGACGTTGCGCGTGTGCAAGCTGAGCAAGCTGCCCCGCGCGATCAGGGGATAAATTAATTGGATGTTGGAGTAAAAGCTGCGCGGGTCAAATCGATCTTGTCCGACAGTGTATTCCAAGAGATTTTGGCAGACGTGAAAGCAGACCAGGTAAATATCTTCCTGGCACCTGGCAGCAGCGAACACCAAATATCAGAGGCACGGCTGTTAATCCGCGCAATGGAACATTTGATCGATCGAATGCAACGGACGTTGCACGATGCGCAGATGGCCGACAGAAAGAACAAAAAAAGGCCGTAGTACCGTGATGGACACGACTACAGAAATGAATCCTAACGATCCCCGATCGGTAGCGGAAGCACTGATCATGCAACCAGCAGAGGCACCTCTAGACGAGACCTCAGAGGCGCCGGTTGAGCAAAACGTGTCGGATGATCAAACCGATCAGCCCGATCAAATTTTTATGGATGACGAAGGCACAGAGCCGGAAGTTTATGCCGAACCTGATGAGCGTATGTATACCGTTAAAGTTGATGGCAATACGCAACAGGTCAACGAGCAAGAACTCACCCGTGGCTACAGCGGCCAACAGAAAATCCAGCAAGGAATGCGCGAAGTGGCTGAAGCCAGAAAACTGGTCGAGGCACAATCACAGAAAGCGCACGAACTACAGCAACAGCATGCCGATTCTTTGGCTCAGCTTAATAGCCGGTTGCAAAACGACGATCTAACGCCGCCCGACAAAACTTTGAGAGAAACAGATCCGATTGGATACCTGGAGCAGATCGAAGACTACCGTGAGGCGATGTCTGAAAGACAATCTCTGCAAGCCCAACAGTATCAAATGGCACAACAGCAACAGGCTCAACAAACGGCCCAGCGCAACCAATACGTGCAAGAGCAAGCCCAATCATTAATGGAACAGATACCGATTTTGAAAGATCCGGTTGAAGGCCCAAAAGTGATCACCGGCATGATGACTGAAGGTGTAAAATATGGATTTTCTGAAGCAGAAATGCAGAACGAAATCGATACGAGATTTGTTAAAGCGCTGCACCGTCTTCATTATTTGGAGACCCGTGGCAACATTGATAGCGCCCCCGAAATGAAACGGGGTGCAATCAAACCAGGCGCAAAAAGATCGAATGTTAGTAGCCAGACAAAAGCAGCACAGACGGCAAGCACTCAAATGAAACGCACTGGTCGAACAGAAGATGTCGCGCAGTGGATAATGAGCGGAAAATAATACAATGGGCGTTAATTCAAATACCGTACAAACATATGCGGTGACTACACTTAGAGACGATCTGCAAGACGCGCTGATCTCAATCTCACCTACCGATGCACCATTCATGCAGGCGATTGGCACTAAAGATGTGTCCAACACTTTGTTTGAGTGGCCAATCACTGAATTAGCAGCGGTAAATGCTTCTAACCGGGTAATCGAAGGCGAAGCTGCGCCAGGCAATGACGCAGCGACACTGCCGGCAAGGGCGCAAAACTATGTGCAACTGTCGGATAAAGTCGTTGAGACATCGTCAACAAACGAACAGGTGAACGGTGCGGCTAATGCTCAGACAATGGCTGAGCAGATCGCCTTAAAATTGCGTGAGCTAAAGCGAGACATGGAAAGTATGTTGTGCGGAAATGCAGTTGCATCCGCAGGCTCAGCATCCGCTGCGCGCGCAACCGCTGGCCTTGGCGCTTGGCTACGGTCAAATGTCAGCAAACACAGCGGCGGAACGAACCCGACAGTAACTGGTTCGGGCAATGCGGGATCTCCTAACGGCGCATATAGTAACGGCACTTGGCTTAGTCTGACCGAAGCAATGAGCAACGATGTTGTGCAACAGTGCTGGACTGAAGGCGCTGAGCCAACAATGATTTTGGTCGGCCCGGCGATCAAGCAAAAAATCTCCAGCACGTTTACTGGGAACGCGACACGCTACAAGGACGCCGACGATAAAAGAATTAACGGCGCCGTTGATTTTCTGGTAACCGATTTCGGGGAGTTACAAGTAGTGGCGTCACGTTTCTCGTCAGTGCGAGAGGCCTACGTGATCGATCCAAATTACGCGCGGGTAGCGTATTTGCAACAAACTAAACAAGAAGATCTGGCCAAAACAGGCCACTCTCAGCGCAAGCTGATTTCTTGCGAATATGGCTTGCAAATCGATGCGGAATCGGCCCACGGGGTCATCCGCGACATCCAAGCCTAGCCAAACTGAGCGCCCAGGAAACTGGGCGCTCATCAACCCATAAAGGCAAATCATGCGCACCCAAATCAAAGAGCAAGACGGCTACGTCCATGTGAGAGAAACAGAAGACGCTCAGCCTTTGCTGGACGCAAATCAGCGTCTCAGATCGATTTATGACGAAATCCCTAATCACGGCCGCAACGGCCGCCTGGCGGCGCGCGTATCAGCAACTGTGGCTCAAAACTGGGCTAACGAATGTGGCCACCCGATCGGCACTCAGGGCTATATGGCATACGCCAAACGTAAGCTGCTGACTGGCGATTACAGTAAATTCAGAATCGAGGGCTTCTAATGGCCTTCACCTACACCTCGTTAAAATCAAGCATCGCAGATTTTCTGAACAGGGATGATTTGACTAGCGTTATCCCCGTTTGGATTGAACTCGCTGAGGCTGATTTTAACCGCCGGATCCGGCATTACGAAATGGAGGGGCGCGCCAGCGCAGAGATCGACACGCAGTATTCGGCGCGACCAAGCGATTGGCTTGAAACAATCAGATTTCAAATTATCGATGGCGGCACATTCCCGATCGAATTGGCATCTAATGCGCAGATCATGGAAATGCGGCGCAACGTCAGCAATGTTGCTGGGCGCCCGGCATATTATGCTTTTGTTGACGGCCAGTTTGAAGTTTTTCCCACGCCAAATCAGGCTTACACGTCAGAATTAATCTACTATGGGAAAATACCGTCACTGAGTGGAAGCCTGGCTACAAATTGGCTGCTAGGCGCTCACCCTGATGCGTATTTATACGCCTCTCTAACGCACTCAGCCCCATATTTGCAAGAAGACGCCAGGCTGCAAACTTGGAGCGCACTTGCGGAGCGCGCAGTCAACGAAATCGTCGAGACCAGTAAGGCTGCAAAATATAACGGCACCGGCCTGAGATTGCGCCATCGCGGCCTAGCAACAGCATCAACTAGGAGATTTTTATGAGCCTGTCTAATACTTTCGAGACGCATGTCTTAACGTATCTATTCAAAACTGATAGCCTGACACGGCCTACGCAATACCATCTAGCGTTGTATACAGCAGCCCCAAACGATGCCGGTGGCGGCACTGAAGTTAGCGGAAATGGTTATACCAGAAAAACTGTCGCTTGGACTGTCAGCGGGAATAATGCAACGAATACAAGCGCAATTGAGTTTCCGGCTTGTACCGGCTCAGCCTGGGGAACGATAACGCATATTGGAGTTCACACAGCATCTTCTGGTGGCGATTTGATAGTTCACAGCGTTTTGACTGCGGCAAAATCAATAGCGGTTGGCGATGTTCTGAGAGTCAACATTGGCGAATTAGACGTGAATTTGGATTGATTTATGGCAACCATCGTCACGCGCACAGGTAAAGGTTCTGAACTCACCCATTCTGAGGTCGATGCGAACTTTACAAATTTGAACAACGCAAAGATCGAAACAAACGCAGCAGTGCGCGCGGCGGTCGAAGCCGCTGCTGACAGCAATGTTTTCGCAGACGCAGACCACACCAAGTTAAATGGCATCGAAGCATCTGCAACTGCCGATCAGAGCAATGCTGAAATTCGTGCAGCCGTTGAAGCCGCTGCTGACAGCAATGTTTTCGCAGACGCAGACCACACCAAGTTAAATGGCATCGAAGCTTCCGCAACTGCCGATCAGAGCAATGCTGAAATTCGTGCAGCCGTTGAGGCCGCCGGTGACAGCAATATTTTCACCGATTCCGACCACACCAAGTTAAATGGCATCGAAGCTTCCGCAACTGCCGATCAGAGCAATGCTGAAATTCGTGCAGCCGTTGAAGCCGCCGGTGACAGCAATATTTTCACCGATTCCGACCACACCAAGTTAAATGGCATCGAAGCTTCCGCAACTGCCGATCAAAGCAAAAGTGACATAGAAGCCTTGGGGATTGATTTGCCAGCGGCTAACCTCACGGGAACCATTGCAGCGGCACGTTTATCCACAGCTACTACCCAGGCTGAATCAGATGACTCAACAAATATAGCAACAACTGCTTATGTTGTTGATAAGATTACAACTTTGATTGGTGGCGCACCTTCAACTTTGGACGATTTAAACGAGTTAGCTGCCGCAATAAATGACGATTCAGCGTATAATTCCACCCTGACCACTGCCTTGGCTACCAAGATGCCTAAATCTGGCGGCGCGTTCACTGGTGCCGTGACTACGAATTCCACCTTCGATGGTGTAGACATAGCCGCTAGAGATGCTGTGCTT